GTAAAAATTCCGAAATTGTGCCATCGAAACGTGAGTAATCTGTTTCGATGAAACCGTTGATGGCCACAGGGGCCAGTGCCTCAACGGTTTCTTTGCAATTTAGAGCTGGCCCGAACCATGCCTGTGGCTTACATATGTACTCTTTAAAAGCATACGTGTAAGCGCTCAGCAACACTGTGGTTGAGGCATGCATGGTGGTGATGTTCCTCGGGTCAGACAATGCTGATGGTTCAGCTTTGCAAAAGGTTTTGAGCCTGTTGTGCGCGAGTTGACAAGTCAAGACCCCCCGTGCCATTTCTGTTCTGGCTCGTTGGTTGGGTCGACATTGAATTAGTTCCACTTGGTAGGTCTCATAGGGAACCCCAGTGCCTGCAAGATGTTTCGGCACCAGTTTATCAATGAACTCAAGCGCATAGTGCTCGTATTTCGGAGCCGGCCAGAGGTAGTTCTGTATTTTAAGTACCCTGCCAGCGATAGACGCGTATTCGTTGTTTGCTGATTTAACAGGAAACACATTTGGTTCTGTAACGAGCGGGTTGCAGAGAACATGGATCGGGGTCTTCTTCGGACTGTCGTGGACATATGGCTTCAATGTCTGGTACGTGGTTGGTAAGGAAGGTACCGTTATAACATGAAAGCGTCTGTCTTTCGTGTCCACTTCAAGATGTTCAAGCAACCGAGGTGTTATGCTCGTGGCGTCTGGGATGCGATCATAGCTTAGTAGTCTCTCAATCGTTCCCGCATCAATCTGTCTGCCAGCTGCCAGTATTTCGCGATGTTTTGCTTGTACTGTTAAGTAAGTTTTCAGTGACAGGTTTATGGAGATAAGGTCCCCTGGGCTTGCCAATGATATGGCGTCCTTGCAGGGCTCAATCACGCAAGCAGATTTTCCATGAACTAAAGTTCGCCTGCGGATTCCAAATTGCTCTTTGGAGTAGTAAGGTAACCAATAAGGATAGGGTAGCATGGCACTGGGTGTTAGGATGACAATTCGGTGGTCCTTTTCGTTGGTCAACTCTTTCTGTACCACATCGAATACGACCATGTTGTCCTCATTGTCAAGTGCCGCCACACAATCACCGCGATAGTCCCAAAGTTCGTGCACGTAATGTGCTCCACCGGCCACATTATACTTGACGGTGTTGTCTTTCTCAAAAGTATAATGGTATTCGTTTGTCCGTTTAGCGGCCTGTTTTGGTACGAAGGTGTACAGCATCATTGGACGGGCGTACTTTAAGTGCGCGTTAATGTCGCAATGATAATCCACGTCAATATAAAGTAGAACGTGGTTTTCACCAACTTCGTGATCACGGAAACGTTGCTTGAGGTCTTTTGTGTCGTAGAAGTAACGCGACGCATCAGCATCATCGTCACGAGCAGACCCAGACATCTCATAAGGCTCCATTCCGATTGATCGAGCAAGCACTTTAAGTGCATGGTTAACAGAGCTCCGCAGGCCAGCAGACTTGGGATGGGTGTGGTTACTGGATTGGGGAAACACTGTAATTTCCGTAAGATTATGATCCAGCAACCTGCGGTAATCGTCCTTCGCATGGAGTACCTTTGTTGCAATGAACGCTGAATAGTCCCGTATGTCCATCTTAGAACCGAAGATGGCTCGGGCAGCGTAAAGGATATCTCTCCAGATTGAGGGGCTTTTGTCAGCTTCTCCTGGATGCGGTTCATCAGGGATGAATCCAGGATGGCTCGTTTCTGAGCCAAATAAGCGCGCTTTAAGTAAGCGCAAAACGTAGCGAACCAGGCGTATTGCCCTAGCCAACCAGCTATCTTTGCTGACAAATGGGTGTAGATAGACTTCACGGCCTCGGATAAGAGGCAGCCGGTCTTGGCTAGAAATGGCTGGATTGCGTCCATATTCCATAACATTCGTCACGTTTAAAATCCTTGTTTGTG